GAGGCGTGGCATGGATTGAAGATGAAAGACCCAATGTATCCAATGCTGAGTGGGCTCCTGACTAAGTTCGTGAAGAACCAGATGGGGGACAACAAGGATTGGACAGATGCGATTATCGCAATATCAAAGGAGGAAGAGGAATGAAAGGAAATTGTCATACAGGAAATATAACAGTGATTGAAGAGCAAGGTGTGACCGTCTACGGCGGTGGCACTAACAGAGACGGCGGCTGGCATACCATGGCCGAAGTGCCTGACTTGGCACTGGGACCGAGAGGCGTGATGCGCTCGGTGCACTACAACGACATCATACCTGATGGTTGGAAATGCTCCAATGCGTTCATCGCCCAGCAGGTACCCATACTCATCGAGATTGACTGGCCTGACTTCAGCATACCCAACAACTTGGGCAAGGAGTTCTGGCTGGCTCTCGTTGATGACATCAGGGAGAAGGGCATCAAGACAGTCTCATGCCAGTGCATGGGCGGTCATGGTAGGACTGGTGTACAGTTGGCCATACTGTTGCACTACCTGACACCTGAGGACAGGAGGAGTTGGTCCGACACTGCTGACCTTATCATGGAGGTTAGGAGGAGGATGTGCGAGCACTGCGTCGAGTCCAAGTCCCAGCAGAAGTACATCGCTGAGGTGTGTGACTTGCCTGAGGGTGAGTCCGTCATCGTGAGTCGTGGCTTCGACTCGGCATGGGACAACTTCCAAGTCAGCGATGATGAGATTGCCAAGGCATTGGAGAAGCCCAAGCCCAAGAAGAACTCAAGTGGGCGAGGGCAGCCGAGGAAGGGCAAGAAGGGCAAGAAGGGGCAACAGACACTGAGTGAGTTTGCTCCTAAGAAGCACTTCGGTGAGATACAGAAGGGATGGAAGGCCATGCTGTGCTTGAAGGATGACCAGACTGTATGGATGCCGGAAGGCCATGACCCCTATCCCGAGGGTGATTGGACTAGAGTTGATGGTGACATCAATGACTTCCGCGACCAGTTCTGTGCAGTGATGGGGGAGAAGTTCCATCCATTGGAGATGCACGATGTGCAGACATCCAAGTTGGCGATGGCCACGTTCGCTGAACTGGAGATTAACGACGACTTGAGAGTCAAGGTCAATGGGCGATGGTATCACCCAGCGTTCCTTGAGTTCGATGAGGGGGAGATGGAAGTGATGCTCTGGAGCGACATATGGAAGAGAGATGTAAAATCGTACCGTGAGGGTACTGCGAGTGAAACCTTGACTATAAAAGGGAATAGAAAGAAGGAGAGTGAAGAATGATGGAAACAAGAATGCAAGTGAAATGTGATTATGATGAAGGAAGAATGCACATCCAAGGCGTCTCAGACGTCGAGGACAACAGGGGCTACGGCCACTGTGTGAAGATACGCACAGACATGAATGTGAGTATGTGGCTGAGGGAGCAGGAACCAGTGCTCAAGTCAGCGGCGAGTCAGGAACTACTGTACACGCCGTTCACTATCTATGAGTACGACAACCAAGTTTGTCAGATGTTCATACCCGGCTCGCCATGCAACCATTCAGGTGGTGCGGTGTTGGACATGCACCCGCTGTCAAGCGGTGTGTCATCCCTGCTCAAGTGGGCGAGGGCATCCAACTTGATTGAGAAGAAGGAGGGCATGCCCTTCGCCAGTGAGGAGGAAGAGGAATGAACGAAGCAGAGATAGAAGAGAAATTGGAGAGACTGAAAGAGTACGAGGCACAAGAAAGAAAGGTGAAGAGATGGGCGCCTTTCAGAGAGATGGATGCATACCTAACATATATGCGTCAATGTAAGAACAAACTGCAAGAGGCCGCTTTCCATCAAGACGATGTTGAAGAAGTCTCTCGTGAGTTCGGCCTAGACCTACAGACATATGGTCGAGCGTGTATATGGAGTGCCCATGAAGACCTAGAGAAGCAAATAACAGCGAAGGAGAAGGAACTTATGGAACTAGAGGACAGACTCACGGAGGAAGAGTGAATGGCGTACGAGAGGCATGAGAGAGCAGTCGAGAGAAAACTGGACAGGATAATCGAACTGCTGGAGATGCAGAACAAGATGCTGATTGGCATGATTGCTAGTGAGATGATTGAATGATAATCGCACGACAAGTACGACTCCCAGAGGACTACAGGCGTCTGTTGAAGAGCAACATCGATGCTATTGATGCCTACATGTATCCCACTGATACTTTGTTCGCTGAGAACCACACGTCGAGGATGAACCTGAAGTCGTTCATAGCCAAGACTGGTTGTGACTATGTGGCCTACTCGCATCTGAGAGAGTCACCCATGCTTGACCTGACTGGTATGATTATCGATAGCGAAGTCATAAGGCAGTGGGGTACTAACGCTAGTGAGATTAATGAGTATCACAGAGAGTTCGATACGACGACGGTGTACATACACATAGACTCCTTCTTCAAAGCAATCGAATCAGCACATGGTGACATCGTGAGTCATGATGACTTCATAGTCGATGTGGCACAAAGTGCCTTCGTGATGCAAACCAACATGTTGGATGACTCGTTGTCCTTGGCACTAGAGGAGAATGGAGAGCCTCTCAAAACAGTCGGCGTCATGAACAACAAGGCTCCCGCATGGTTGGTACTGCAATCCAGTGGCATGTTCGGACTTTGCAGAGTCACACCCGAGGGGCTCATCGAAGGCTATGGAGCGATGACACTGACGTCGGAAGCCCAAAGGAGAGTAGTACTGAGCCATGCTGAGGCAAACATGCCGCGGTATGACAATCACTTCGGCACACTGTACTCACCACAGACATCACAGTTGTTCCTGATGCATCTAGGTAGGAGATTCAAACGCTTCAAGGAGAAGTTAGAGACGATAGAGGTCAGGAAGTCAATACTATCGAGGGTGAGCAATGCGCAACTATCCATACCGAAGGAGTTGTTCCTTGCGTCGTCCTACTTGGAGAAGGGCACTAGATTCCTATTCAAGCACCTAGACAAGTACGACGATGAGATTGCGTTGAGCCTATGGGTTGAGAACGACATGCTGTGCATGGCTCACGAGCCCATCGGCAATGCATCACAAGGGGGAGTACTGGGCACTAGCGTGAAGACCATGGATGTGGTTGCGCTACCAGACAGAATCACAACCAAGGAGATACAGAAGATGTTCAAGTTCGGCAAGACGAGAGAGAGGGTAAGGAAGAAGGCTGAGTTCAGAGAGGTGTTTGAGACCATGGGGCTCGAGCATTCTCGACTCGAAGGAGCCGCCCGTGACTTCGAGAACTATCTCACAGCGGAGTCAGTAGGCATGTACCTTGACCCGACTGATGGGACTACGAAGTACGACTACGAACTACCGGGTCAACTGGAGTTGGCTACCAAACTGATATGCGCTCTCAACTCACCTGAGATGAGAGGCTCGTTGAAGACCGTCAAGGTATCTACAGGCATCGACCCCAAGACTGTGAGGAAGGCATTGAGAAACAGAGTGCCTAAGATGAGAGTGGAGAGGAAGTTGGTGTGGGGCACTGACAGGGTGCAGTACGTCTACCCCGGTGGTAAGAAGCGCAAGGGCAACACTGCTGCGAGGTATGTCAGGCCACACCTGTGCAGGTTCTACATCAAGGATTACGACAAGTACGCCATCTATGACCCAGTGGGTCCTGATGACAAGAGCAGGTACAGCATCATCAAGGAGAGGAGAGGGCACTGGACTGGCAAGGTGCCACCTGATGTGACCTACTCCCTAGGCAGGGAGCCGAGCAATTACTCGAGGATGGCCATCAACTGGCTGAACAAGATATCCAAGGAAGATAACATCGACATTCAACATGCGGAGAACGGGGGTGAACTGAGAGTCGAGTTGGGCAGTGGTAGGTACTACCTGCTCGATGGGTACTGTGAGGAGACCAACACAGCGTACGAGTTCAACGGTGATGTCTGGCATGGCAATCCTGAGTGCTTTGCACCTGATGCAACACCACATCCACACAGTGATGTGACGGCCCAAGAGTTGTACGAGTCGCAGATGGAGAAGGAGAGGATACTCAATGAGATGGGATTCAACGTCGTGTCGATATGGGAACGTGACTACAGGAAGGGGGCTCTAGCATGAAGCACGAGTTCTCTGTGAATGAGATGGATGAGAATGGTTTCATCCCAATGGGCAACAACAAGATAGCGGACATTGTCGGTGCTAGTATCAAGTTTCACTTCAACGATGGAAATCTTGAGTGCAAGATTCTATATGCGTCGTTCGATGCGAGGGGTAGGTACTGCCCCCGTGACAGTACAGTAGAATGCCAAGGTTGTGCTTGTTTGTTGACAGACAATGGTGAGATAATGATGTGCAAGAACAGTAATACATTCCTAAGAAGGATAGAACAAGGAGATGAACAAAATGAATGAAGAAGAATGGAAACCAGATGAAGGACTAAGAAGATGGATGAAGGAGCACTTCGCTACGATGGCGATAGGTGCTATATGGATGCCCGAGAATGCAGGCGTCACCTATCAGAAGAAGGAAGACAAGACACTGTCTCTCCTACGAATGGTAGACACTGAGGGTTGCAGGAGCAATCATGACAGGATGAAGACGGTTGCATGGGACTTGGGGTACACCATAGAGGATGGCGAGGTAGAGATTGTGCCTGAGCCGAACAATCCAATGGAAGCGCAGATGCAGGAATTGGACATGAAGCGGAGGATTGCTCAAGGCTGGGCAGACAAGGATGGGACACTGCTGATTGACATGAACTTGGATGCGGTGTATCCTAGATTCGCTCAAGATACCGAGGTACTCTTGGACAACGGCGACACTACAACTGTAGAGGTGTGGGAGTATCCACTCCTCAATCCGAACACAGAGGAAGTGCTGTCAATCGACCCTGATGACTACCACCTGCTCATGGGTGATGACAGATTCATGCAGTACATGAACAACAAAGGGGAGTTGCTCAAGGCAATGGACAGGGGCGAGATGATACGCGCCATAGACGAGGGCAGTAATGCCAGACTCATTGGCACGACTGACCCTGAGACAGGAGAGAAGGTACCACCTTGGATGTATGGGACATACTGCGAGGTAGTGTCCATGCTGGGGGAGGAAGAGTAATCATGGGAAAGGTTTGGCCTAGAGACTTTGAAGTGGAGCGTAAGCCCTACGAGCCCAAGTCGTACCATAAGGGAATTAGTTGCCTGCATGTAGACCCCGGCACTGTTGACGAGGCGTACTGTAGAGCATGTGGTGCGAAGATGGATGTGAAGAGGAACGTCATGACCCAGCGAAGCATGTATGGGAAGAAGCATCTCTCTGACTCATTTCATTGTCCCAACGTGGGCAAGAGAGGACACTTCGCCAAACTAGTGAAGAAGTTCCCACAATGGAAGAATGGGGGTTTGTGAATGGCTAACCCATACAGAGGACAACAATGTAAGATTTGCAAGAAGAGACGGAACTTGGTCTGGGACCCTAAGAGAGAGCGGTGCTACGATTGTATCATGAAAGTGGGGCTGTGATAGGCAATCTTGACTATAAAAGGGAATAGAAGGAGAGAGAGTAATGGATGACATAGTGGCATGGCGCTCCCCCTGCTTGGAGCACAACTGGAGAGACGGAAAGGGAATGGTCTTCCTGAGAGGGATAGAGTACTACAAGCGACACTGGGTTGACATCAGGATACTCAACCAAGAGAAGATACCGGGGACATGGACAAAACACGGGCTTAGGCTGACCGTAGAGCAAGCGAGGGAACTGCTCCCAGCCTTACAACAACTGATAGAGGAGATGCAAGATGAAGAAGAACGGAAACAAAGAAGAGAGAGCGGCGAGCGTGACACACGTTGAGTACGAGATACTCAATCACATAATCACCGAGATAGACCTTAACAGGTTGAAGTCTCGGATGTGTGATGACAATGTGTCGAAGGACAGGTTCACCAAGGCTGGTGCGAATGTCCTTGGATTGATAGAGAACATGATGGGGAGACGCAGGCACAAGTTGCCCAAGTCACATGTTGAGTACAAGGAGAAGGGAACATGATTCACTTCCGTATACTAGACGAGACCCTCTGTGGCGCTGAGTACACAGAGCCGAGCGCGAAGGCTGCCAAGAACGGTAGACTGTGTCACGACTGCATACAGGTGATGTGGAAGGAAGAGTACAGAAGGAACACTTTGATGCCTCTCATCAAGAAGCATGGTGTTAGTGTGAAAGAGACAGATGAACTGGCAGCGAAGTTGAGGGCATCGCATGATGATAGTGAAGAAGAGGAGGCAGGATTGTACTTGATTGACTTCAAGCAATCTTGACTATAAAAGGGAATAGAAGGAGAGAGAACAATGAACATAGAAGAAATGGATTGGACCGACGGAAGCGGAACAGCACTGAAGAAAGCAGGCATGATGCTGTCTAAGATAGAGAAGAGCATGCATGACCCTGATGAGGACTACTATGCTGACCCGCAATTGCTAGTGATTGACATGAAGACAGGCTCTTCATTGACAATAGGCACTGAGGTCAAGGAAACAGGAAAGACGAACGGACGTGGGTACAGGCGGTGCAAGCAGGTCAGACAGAGAGTGGCTGCCAAACTACCGACCAAGAAGGTCCTGAGCAGGTTGCTCAAGATAGCAATCAGGAACTTCGTGCCCAAGGATGCACCAGACGATGAGTACAGCATCGTCGTGAAGAAGGCGATACAGGACATCGCTAAGGAGATGGCTGATGAGAGCAAGTGGGAGTCAGGTGATGACAAGTACGCTGCTGCTATCACAGCGGCTCTAGGTGACATCCTCGGTGAGACATGGTCAGTGAGAGCAGGTGACACTTGCACATCCTTTGCCATAGAAGCAGCAGGAACGACTGAGATGGACTTCACCAAGTTGCAACAGGAAGAGGAGGTCAAGCATGCCGTCGGGGATTTCTGAGGAAGAACTAGCAGCAGCCTTTCTTGGCGACAAGGTTTCAAAGCCTGTGCATGTAGAGGAGCCTGTGCCAGCGAAGCCGAAGACAGCCACAGCGTGTTGCATGCACTGTGAGAAGGAGTTCACATTCCTAATCAAGAGAGGCAGCAGGCCACAGTTGTGCTCTGATGAGTGCAAGGTCGCCAACAGGAATCTCAAGAAGAAGCCCAAGGAGAAGATTGTCAGGAAGCACAAGTGCAAGACTTGCAGCAATCAGATTGTGCAGACTGGCAAGGGTGGCACTAGAGTCTACTGTGGTGTGTGCAGAGAGGAGCGAAGGAAGAAGTCCTACAAGAAGTACAGGCAGAAGAACAAGGTCACAGTCGAGAGAGACCAAGGCAAGTGTCTGATGTGTGACAAGTCCCTCGGTGTGCTCAAAGGCAGAGGCCGTGTGAGGAAGTACTGCCCTGAGTGCTACAGGAAGAAGAGGAACGAGAAGTCAAGGGAGTACGAGAAGAGGAAGTACAAACCAGTGGTGAGGACGTATGCTTGTGGTACTTGCAGACAGACGTTCACTCAGACCGGCAAAGGCAAACTAAGGAAGTACTGCGAGGGATGCTCATGACAGATAGAACGAGAACATACCAAGGAATGAAGAAGCACTGGGACCAGAGATGGGACCTGACACAGGCGAAGGACATCCTGATGCAGATGGATGAGATATTGAGAATCTACGATGGTGACTTCGACAAAGACGGGTTCGAGGAGATTTGTCGTCAATTCTTCAAGGACGTAGCAGAGGCTAACAGGGACCATGATACGTCAGTGAGTCTCAAGAAAGGGACCTTTCCAAAGAGACCGGGTAAGGCTGGTATCTCACATGTGGTTTGGGAAGTGCTTGACCCTAAACCATTCGGTTCATTGAACGGGGTAGCCCGGAAAGATGCTGCTCGGCATCCTTAGCGTGTAGGTCCAAGAGATTGCGAATCTCATCCTGTGTATATGAGACAGGGCTGAGTTGCTCATACTGGTCGGCACTGGCATACCATGGCTCCATGAACTCCTGTATGTCAGCGCTATCGGTAGGTATCTCGCTCGCTACCCTGCGTATCTGAGCAGCGTCTGGATTAATCAATCTAGGTGGTATGAACCTAGCGCGGATTTCATTGGGACCAGCGAACATTGGGTCAATTAACGAGACTGGTTTATCTATTCCTCTTGTTTGTAGTTCACTTTGCATCGAAGGGGGAACATACCCTTCCTTGTCATTCATCGCTGCCCAGTTTTCTCCCTTAGCATCAAATATCTTCATGGCATGTGCAAGTGGGTAATCCTCATACAAGTCAAAGAGTATATCCCTTCGCATATCCTTGTTGGCTCTATCAAACACCCCCCTTCCTTGTATAGGTTCACCTCTTCTCTGTGTTGTAAATACTGGGAACGTCTGATATGGATTGTACATTCTCATTGGTACACCATCGGCTCCAACTTCCCATCCCTCTGGTAGTTCGCTCACTGGTCCCGGTGCTGACTCAAGAGTTTCAGGAGCAACTAACTCAGGATGCTCCTCGGCTAGTTTACCAGCCAACACATGACTTGCTACGTTGAAAGGGCCACCTACCTTGGTGACGCGAGGTTGACCTACTCTGAATCCCTCAGGCTCCTCGACGGCAGCCCTCCAAGAGCCGTGTCCTAATATCTCCTCAAGATTCTGTGGCATGTAAGCAGACTTGAGAAAAACCCACGCTTGCTCAAACGCTGCGCTCATGATAGCCGGAGCACTATAAATCTCTTAGCACTTTCTAGCGCGGGCAAAAGTCCTTAATGCAAGATACCTGACCCCATAAGTGATGCAATACGCTGAGTTCGCTCTGGCATGGGAGAGCAGGAGACTAGGTGACAAACGTGCGATGCACCGTCTCAAGATGGGAATGGAGGATGCATTGTCAGCATATGCCATACTCTTTCCAGACAAGTCAGACACTATGACGGAGACCAATGCCATACTGAAAGTTGCACAGGAGTTGGAGACTCCTATACAGATACTTAGGGAACTAATCACAGACTCTGTATCCCAATTGCTATCCTCGGAGAGTAGTGAGACAAACCAATCCAACTTCTCTCTTGATGAAGTCTTGAGGTTAAGAAGTGCTACACTACAGAACTTCGCTTTCATACCACTGACGAAGCAGTTGAGTGAGCCTGAGGCCAGACTCTTCTGGTCCACACTAATCAGGGAGAGGTCAATCATAACGAGAGGTGGCTTCCTCTCATTGGTTGGAGCACAGTTGGATATCAAAGCAGAGGTAGTGAGAGCGAGTCGCTCGTATCTCTCTGATGAGGACCTGATTGCGTCAATGTACGAGGAGCCTGACAGACTCTATAATCCATCAGAGTGGTACTCCAGTCCTAGAGTGGCCTTGAGGAAGAGAGCGTTGTACCCTTGGAACAAACAGAGGGTCACAGGACTCGATGAGTACAACGATGCTCTCTATCAGGAGATACCACTCAGCGGTGTCACGGAAGTATCGATGGTCGGTGATGTCATAGTGGAGCGAACGAAGAGTGGTACGATAGTCGATGCCATCTATCCTGACGAGCCTGAACTGAATCTACAAGACAGGCTGGCCAAGTATCAGAATGCGAATGATGTGGAGATAGCATGGCCTGTCCCAATCCCATCTTGGCATGCATTGATGAAGATAGATGAGGGTCACAGTGTGAGATTCCCCAATACCAAGCCGTTTGACCCAGCAGAGGAAGCAGGCTACATGTTGATTCGAAGCCAGCACATACACAACCTGAGGCTTGACTCATACAAGCAAGAGTCAGGTGTGATGACTCTCAGGCTCCAAGCCCTCGATGGTCTTGATGATTACATCGATGCCTGTATCTGTCCTGTGTATGAACCGAGTGAGCAGACGAGTATCACCTTCCATCTTGAGAGGTTGATTGGTAAGGATAATCACCATGGAGTTTTACAGAAGAAGAGGGAAACCAAATGGGCTGACCTACCACTAGAGCAGTGTGTGGTTATCTCCGTGTCATCTCCCTTCATAGATAGAGAGACCAACATGCTGACATCACCATCCTACATGGGACTGAGAGATGGCATGGGTATCGAGGATGTCACACAGTATGTGGACTTGTTAGGTGGTTGAGATGGATAAGGATGCAGTAGGACTGGGAATAGCCTTGACCGAGGTACGATTCAGTTCATGGTTCGAGAACAGGGGAGACAGCACATCGAGCGTCAGGCTTCAGAGAAGAATAAGGTGGCGCTCCCTATTCAGCACAGGGACAGATGAGCAGAGGAGATGTGTGGAGTCCTTTCTAGGTAATTACGGTATCAGGTTGCAGAAGTCCTATCACCGTGTAGATGACGTCAAGCAATTCCTATTACTATTCGAGAAAGTCCAACAGGTGCATTCACTGACGCCTAGTGACAGCAAGGGGCTGGTAGTGATGAGGTGGTTGTTTGACAATCCCCCTCCAAGCAACTTTGAGAAGTTCGTAGAATGGGCTCCAAGTTATGATGAAATGTACGAAAAACTCGCCTGACTATAAAAGGGAATAGTTGCGCTGAAGGATATGCGTTTAGTAGAACGAGCGGCACCGGAGAGATTGGAGGACCTTGTTAGTCTTGATAGATTGACAAACGACTTCAAGGCTTGGAGAGCCGAGGGCTCATATCCTCAGGCATTGATATTCCACGGCCCACCCGGTACAGGAAAGACAAGCACATCATACGTAGTGGGAAGGGAGATACTCGGTGAGCACTTCAATCACATGAACTTCATTGAGACGAATGCAAGTGACGACAGGGGCATCGACTTCATCAGGAACGAACTCAAGTTCGCAATGAGAGCCAAGGCGATTGGGCCTGAGAGAAAGGTAGTCCTGTTGGATGAGGCTGATGGTCTCACACCAGCAGCACAGGATGCTATGAGGCAAATCATAGAGAAGTACAGCAAGAATGCCATGCTCATCCTTACGTGTAATGACTTGGAGAAACTCAGACCAGCAATCAAGTCTAGGTGCAAGGTCTACACATTCGGACCTGTCAAGCCAGAAGATGGAGCACACCGACTTGCTAACATCCTTGACACCACATGGAGAGGTAGGTGGTTCGACTTGGAAGAGATGCTCACCAAACTCGTGACTCTGATGAATGGAGATATGCGGTCATGCATCATGTTCCTTGACGGTATGGACCCCGCTGATTTGGAAAGCAAACTACAGATGCTGGAAGCAATGACCTCAGAGGATGTCACAGCATTAGCATTCGACAACGAATGGGAGCAATTGAGGCATAACCTTCATGCGCTTATTGACGCTGGGACTCCCCTGCACCATGTGTTGTCAGGGTTCTACAGGAACATGAGAAAGCATTTCGATAAGGAAGCCCATCCGTTTCTATGGCCTATGATGGCTGTGTATGGGGATGTGATGGTGCATAAGCACACATGGAGCGGAGATGACTATTCCTACTTGGATTACTTAGTAGCAAAAATGAAATTGGAAAGTGAAAAAATATGAGTGAAGTAAAAGCGAACGACATAGAAGAAGCAGCGTCCACTATACAGCGTGGGCTCGTAGGTATTGAGGTACAGATTGCCAACCTCAATATCACGATGAAGGACCTAACGGCAGTCATCAAGAAAATACTTGAAGAGGAAGCAATATGACAGAAGAGAACAACCCGTTTAAAAAAGAAAGAAAGACAGAAGAATGGCCTGCTGAAGTAGTTGAGAGACTCAGCATGCAGGCTGAGAGGACAGGAGAGTCCGTGGAGAAAGTCACTGAGGCTTTCATCAAGCATCTCTTGGACACTCACGCATGTGATGATTGGGCCGCTGAGGATGAGGACCTGCTGATAGATTGGGCAGAGTCATTCGTCATTCAGGACAGGAGAAGCAGTGTAAGCGGCGGTGGCGCAGATACGACCACGTTCGTTGGTTGCTTCGTAGGTGTGGATGCTAAGTCCGCTGACAGGAGAGCCAATATCGTCAGACGTAGAAGACAGATGTGGGAGAACAACTCCAACGAAGCCATGTCAAGCGGCATGGTGGGTCACTACATGAAGGAAGGAGACACTTGGGTAATCAACACGACCAATGGCGTGATAGAGACTCAGGAGTCAGTCGAGCAAGTCCCATCCATGGGATTCAAGGCTGGTAATGACTATCTATGCCTACTAAGCAGAGCGGGTAGACCGTACCCAGCAACCAGCACTGGTAGGCACTACTACTTCTTGGGCAACGAGCAGAGCACATTCGTGAATGATGGCTCTGTGCAACTATGGAGAGTCGATTGCACAGATGACAATAAGGACCACGAAGTCAAAGTCGGTATACCATGTAGGATTCAAGTCCGTCTACCAACCACTGAGTTGGATGCGTTCAAGGACATACTGAACACTAACATGAACTTCTGGAACACCGTTGAGTACACAGATGAGTTCGTTGATGACGGAGTCAAGAAGTTCCTGAACCCGTTCCTATTCTGGACCAACGACGAGTTCGTAGGTGACATGTACGTCGACCTAGAGAACCTATCAGAGGCTTACACAGCAGGGATGAGGACATTCGAGGGAGCAGATGGCAGGCAAGGCAGAGTCGGGCCAATCATCTTCACCAAGGGCATCGTCAATAGAATGACGACAGAAGGTCGAGAGAGCGAGTATGACGAGACAGGCATGTCCTACTCACTATCCCTAACATCAGCCAAACTACAGAACATACACGGCACAGGCATGGGTAGCGACGTGATGATATGGGTATCAGGCGCTTGCAACAATCTCGCACATCCGTTCTCATTCGAGGACGAAGATGGAGAGAGGTGGCCGTACGCAGAGAAGACCCCCGTGCTTGTCTGTGGTAGACTAGCGATGTCCGTCAGAGACGGAGAGGAACTTCCAAACATCAAGGCAATGGGTGTGTACACAAGCAGAAAGCGAGCCAGAAGAGGCGAGCGTGGTGGTAGTACTGGACCTAACCAGTTTATGTGAGGTGAAAAAATATGACAGAAAAGAAAACAAAGAAGCAGGTAGAAGAAGAACTGACGAAAGTGACCGCTGAGAGGGATGACATTGTCAATGCGTACAATGAGTTGATGTCTCAAGCACAAGCAGTGCAGAAGGTAGCCAATGACAGACTGATGTCAATCAGACTGCTTGAGTCCTTCGCTAACACAGTGCTAAGTGCTGGACAGCAACTAAGGAATGACATGACAGAATTAGGTCTCGTTCAGCAACAGAGCCAAGAGGAACAGGCTCAGGCTGAAGGGGATGAGAATTGATGGCAGGTTTCGGTCAAGCAAAGAAGTTGCAACAAGCAGCAGAGGAAGAGGAGGTTCTTGCTGAGACTCCCGTCACACAGAGAACAGACTCCGGCGCATTCGCTGCGCTGAAGGCAGAGTTCGAGGAACTACAGAACCAAGGTGGCCCCAAGACTCACATCTTCATGGGAGTCATAGGGCATGAGAACACAGGTAAGTCAGGCATAGTGCTTGACTTCTTCCAGAATTATTGCAATGATACTGAGAAGCCCAAGCATCTTGCGGTGCTTGACTTCGATGGTGGTGGTGCTGCTACTAAGTCAGCGTTCTATCCTGACAACAAGCACATCAGGTGCTGGGACCCTTGGGTCATGCAGACTGGTGATAGGACTGCATATGACTACCCAGCGACACACGATAGGGTCATGTCAATCTTACAATACACCCTGAGTGAGTACGACGAATACTGGGGCGTACTGGTCACTGGTGTTGACCTATGGGACAGCGTAGCAACCAATTGCATGCGCATCGCTGACCTTGGTCTAGCCAAGGACGGTATAGATGCCGCTGACAACAGAGGCGCTGGTACAGGCAGGAGAGTCGAGTACCAGTGGGACTGGGCTATCAGGACCACACGTTTCCATCAGATGACTGCTCTATGCAGGGGTCTGGTCAAGAGAGGCGTGAGGGTCTTCTGGGAGACTCATCTCAAAATGACCAACTACAGCAGCAACAACGAGCAGAATGCCAAGTGGCGACCTGCTTGGGAGAAGGCAAGCAACAACTATCTCTATCAAATCATCAAGTGCGATAGAACAGACACCTACGATGATGATGGCAACGTGACTCTCTCTGAGTACACAGCCACTTTTGAGAAGAGCAAAACCGATGCTGCTCTACAGGGACAGAAGAACGTCATACTGAGAACAGAGCAGGGTAAGAGACCCACTTGGTATGGGCTGCCTGAACTACAGAATCTCTAGGTGATAGAATGAGGGACAACTACCCACCGGGAATGACAGCAGCCGACCATGCTTATCTCGATGGACACATCGATTGTGACCACACTGAGGGATTCACCATCGTTAGTTTAGAGGAGATAGTCACAGACAGGAAGAGCGCATACGTATCCTTCGAGATAAGATGCGACATGTGTAATGAGTTGGGCTATGTCACTTACGACTTAGTTGTCGATAAGAACGGCGACGTGGAAGAAACACTGGAGTGGTGATGATGGCTACGCTTGACATTGACAAGGATGAGTTGCTGTCTCACATCTCTCAATTCTCACAGAGCGTGAATGACCTCAAGATAACACTGAGCGAAGACACCCAACTGATGACCTACTCGATAGGATACCAGACTCACTTCCTGAGGGTCAAGAAGACACTCACCACAGGGATTGAGAAGGGTGGCTCGCTCACCATATCAGACCTAGCCAAGTTGGTCACGTTTGTGAAGAAGTGCAAGGGGCAAGTGAAGTTGAAGCAGATTGCTAACGGCAAGACACTCTACGTATCCTCTGGCAACTTGAAGATGAACCTACCAGTGACTGACTGCAAGAGCACACAGATGGTTCCCAACTACGAGAAACTTGTCAATGACGCTGAGAGCGCTGACTGGACCAAGTTCGGTATGGATGAGTTCTCAGTGCATGGTAATGCAAATCTCAAGGACTTCAGGAACATATCATCCTTGAAGAGCCTGATAGCAAACAACTCGGACTTCAAAGTCACTGCGAACGCTGAGGCTGGTGAGATATCAGTCGCAGTGGGTAAGGAGCATGATGTGCGTATCTTTGCCAGCACCAGCCTTGATGACAGCGAAGGACCAGCACACTCGGTGTACTCAAACTTCGGGCCGTGGTTGATGCCATGCCTGAGTCTCGTTTCACCTTCAACAGCCAATGTCCACTTCGGACAGGCATGCGGACTTGTTGTAGAGCAAGTCAAGGGAAACGAGGAGAGAGTACTAATCATCATTGACCAACAGGAGTGATTTGATGATTGTAGATTACTTTTATCCAGACGGTTGGGATGGTTTCAGCAGACCCCATCTCTATGTAAGAACCCGCAACAATGTGGATGGTCTTACCATAAAGGTATTAGACCCTGAGCATCCTGAGTACTGCTCACCGCACTGTTGGGTTCCTCAGTCTGTCTCAGAGAGGATGTTAGCAAGGATAGCAGGTAGGTATCCGGGCATCGTATTCAAGAGAGATGAGACTGCTCTCGGTAATGACGGCATACCTCTCTTCAAGATGGAAGTGACAAACCCTCAGCATCTATGGGAGATAAAGGATGAGTTGAGGACATACGAGGCTGACATATCCTATCCCGACCAGTGGTTGAAGCACAGATACCCAGACAGTAGGGACTATCCATTGCTTGAGCCGAGGATATGGTACTTCGATATGGAGTGGCAACCCAATGACCCTTGTGAGGGTGCTACTACCATGATAGCGATTGATGACACACACGCGGAGCATCCTGTCGTGTTCGCTTGGAATCTCGATACGAATGAGGATAGCATGGACTTCATCGACAAGGAAGGTGGATATATGCTCTACATGTACACGAATGAGGATGACATGCATGAGGCATTCCTACAACATCTGGAGAAGTGTGACCCTGACATGCTCATAGCCCATGCAATCATGTGGGCGGATTTACCACAGTTGTGTCGTAGGCTAGGCTCTAAGGCAGACAGACTGAGTCCGATAGGGGAAGTCATTCGACCAAGGAAGGACGGCTACAAGGAGACGGCACAACCCATTCTGGGTAGGTTGTGCTTCGATACTGCTGCGAGATGGGGGACAGGAACTGGACTTGAGTCCCTGTGGCAGAAGAGCGGCAATGGTCAGTTCAAGAGTCGTAAACTCGCTGACATAGCAACCGACCTGAAACTCACAGATGAGTTTGGGGAACAGGGGGAGAAGATGGATGCAGATGTCCGTACATGGTGGGTCGAGAACTTCGATGAGTTTGTCGACTACTGTGTGCGTGACACCACTCTTCTGAGAAGATGCACGGAGAAGGTGAGTGCGATACCGTTCTTCACTACCATGCAGAAGTTCTGCGGTGTGCGATTCCAATCGACGCACAACGTATCTAATTACATTCGAGGGCTGATAGGCAGGAGAACTGACCTGAAAGGCCCATCATTATTCAACAGAAAGAGAGAGGAGATGACCGCAGCGTATGTCCCTTCTCCCAAACCGGGTAGGTGGCCGGGAGTCGCTTGCATCGACTTCGCTGCTATGTATCCTCAAATTATCGTGGATGCCAACCTATGCATCACTACCAAAGAGAGGAAAGCAGGGGAAGGTATCAGAACCATAGAGAATAACACTCACTGGAATCAGAACAAGGTAGGAGTCCTACCTTCCCTCATCAGCGAGATGATGGAACTCAGGAAGAAGTACAAGCGCAAGATGAACGAGGCTGATGATGAAGATACCAAGTTCAAGTACAACATGTTGCAACTCGCTGTCAAGGTCAACAGCAATGCTTGCTACGGATACGTCTCGCAGAAGGCCGTAGGTGGTGGGTGGATAGACCCAGACATCGGTGCTACAATCACCCATTACGGTAGGAGATGCATCAACATGCTGCTATCGGAGAGCGAAGTGCTTGGATACAAAGCACTTGCTGGACACACAGACTCTGGATATGTGCAGTGTCCTTTCAATGAGGTTGATGACCTTGTAGACAAACTAAACGACAAGATACAATCATCTCTTGACCTACCGGGTATGAATATAGAGTTCGAGGCTTACTTCGACTACTGGACTACAGCCAATGTCAAGAACAGGAACTTCGGTATCATCACTTGGCCTGAAAGCAAGAAGGGTACAATGAAGGTGACAGGCTTCGCATACAAGGCATCGAGTGTATCTCCGCTAACTAAAGAAGTATCAGAAGTCCTGTTCAGGAAAGTCGGCACAGGGGCTGAGGAGAGGGAAGTGACAGATGCAATCAGGGACTTCTCAGTATCAGTGTTGAATGGAGATTGGGACATGGACAGACTGGCTCCCTATGGCAGGATTGGCAAGGAGAACTACAAGAACACACCACCACTCTCAGTCAGGGCAGCGAGATACTACAACAGCCACATGGACCCCATAGACCCTGTCAGGGTAGGTGACAGCATCAGATGGTTATATGTATCTAAAGTACCAGAGGACATGCCATATACAGAAGTAGCAGCATTTAGGAATCCAGTTGAATTAGAGGGCTTCTCAGTCGATTACGGATTGATTGTTGACAAGTTCATCAAAGCCAAGATAAAGAGAGTCTACGACACTCTGGGTTGGAAGTCTCTCGATGAGGCATGTGGGGCCAAGATGCCCAAGAGTCATTGGTGATATTATGAGTAGGATAGAGGATGAGGTATGCAAGAGAATACAGGAAAGAGCGGAAGTAGGCAAGAGCAAGTACGGTGTCACGATGGAGACCGCGCCTCTATCACAATTGGAGTGGTTGATTCATGCACAAGAGGAAGCCATGGACCTAGCGGTATACCTACAGAAACTAATAGAGGCTGAGAAGGAGAGGCAGGAGATAAAGAACATAAGAGCAGATTATCTTAGAGCGAAGTTGAGGGAGTTGGAGAGCGAATGATATCCAAATGCAACTGTGGCTGGCAGGGTCTGACTGACACGATGATAGTGAAGGGCGTACCGATGTGCCCTAACTGTCGTAAGCCATTCTCACAATTCAGATGCGAGGGGTGTGGAGAATGAAGTTCAACCCTAACGAGACAGCGTTCTTTGAGAATAAGGAGTATCATGATGATGAGTTGCTCAAGTCATACGAGAACAGCAGATATGACTGGGACCCCTCAATGACTGACAGCATTCTCAGAGTTAGCAAGTCTTCATTGGGGACTCATGGATTCTGTCAGTATCAGTACAAATTACAGTATATACATCAAATGCCCGTAGATGAGAACTACACCATGATTCGTGGTACTAATGTACACGCCATAGTCGAGTACTTTTGGGACCATGTGGATGAAGTTCTACCAGAGGTTCTGGAACACATACAGAAGGGCAACGAATACGCAGCACAGGAGACACTGAGAAGTGTCATACCAAAACCCCCTGAGCCCTATGCGTATGGAGAAGAAGCAGTCATAGAGAAGTGGCTGGAATGGCAGTTCAAGAGGCTTTTACTACTAGATGATGGTAAGCATTGGAAGCCAGTCGGTAATGAGGTTTCATTCCATGCACGTAGGAGTGTGGATGTCAATGGTGTCGAGATACCCATACACATGAGAGGATTCATCGATACCATATTCTCAGATGGTGAGGGAGGATTCATTCTAATGGAGTTGAAGACCGGCAAGTGGAACCTCAAGAAGGCCAAGAGCATGAGAGAGGAGATGCAATTCTACAGACTTGCTCTTGAGCAGGGTCAATTCACAAAGTTCCTACCAGTGACCCACTGGGCTTGGGAGTTTCCCAATGGACAAGATAACGGTGGTGTCAAGGCTGAATGGGAGATAGAGGAAATCGGTACTAGAAAGACGAGTTATGCACCGAAGACTGTGGAGAACAAATTGAAGAAACTCGTCAAATCACATGTTGAAAACTCATTCCCGCCTGAACCACATGCGCGTAAATGCGAGTGGTGTGACTACATGGAGATGTGTCCGGCATGGAATGATAATGTGGAGGAATAGAAATGAACGAAAATTTAGAAGTAATGAAAATCCTGTTAGAGGATTACATAGATAGCGCGACAGAAGAAACGATAGACGTAAGGGTGGTACCCGGCAACTTAGGTGTGAGCAAAGCATTCAGAGCCACTCTAAGTAGACAGATGACCTTGGATGACTACATGGAGAAGAGTGAGAGAAGCATACCCTCTTTCCTAGTCTACGAGGTATTTGTCAATCCCCGCTTCTTTATGAAGTGGACACCTAGAAAGATGGCAATGGAAATCCGTCAGGACTTCATTAAACAGATGCAGCAAGAGGGATAGGATGCCCTTTATTGAACTGGACTTCCCTAGGGAGGTTCTTGAAATCGGCCACAATGGTAGGAATGGTGGAAGGTATCTGGTTAGAAACTGGGATGAACTAGAGAGATACTGGAAGGGGAAGAATGGCAGAGGTAATGCATACTTCACCGCCTATGGATATAGAAGGACCAATCCACCAAAACATCACAGGGTCGAATACAACAGTGCAATTGTCAGACACTTCGTCATGGATTTCGATTGCAAGGATTTCAAGAATCGTGGACAGAAGGTTGATTTTGGTTTCATGCAAGAGCAAGTGAGAAGACTCCACAAGCACTTTCTCGATAATGACTTCAGGCACTTCGTCTGGTTCAGTGGCGGCGGCTACCATATCTACGTACCTATATCAGAGACACTAACACCTACGGATGGTTTGGAAGTCACTAGGATAAAACAAGGCGGGAGAAACCTACTCAGGAAGTGGGATAAAAAGTTGGACCTGTCCTGCAATGACCCCACAGTGGCTTTCGACCTAGCCGGTATGATACGAATACCCAACTCATACAACATGAGAAGAGGGTGTTGGACCATCCCACTCAGTAGCCATGAGATACTCTCTCTATCTCATGAGGAGTTGATAGAAATAGCACAAGAACCCAGAGAGGGGTACATAGAGATAGGAAGGAAGGATATTCATTTGGTGCTTCCTGAGAAGCGAGAATCGAGGTTCAAATCGAGAAGAGGTGAAATGAAGGACCTACCCAGTATATCACTTAATAACATCAAGGTTCTACCCTGTCTTGCGCAGGCTGCTTTAGGCGAGGGAAACCCAATACATCGAGCGAGATTCCATTTAGCATCCTATCTGGCTGATAGGTTGCGATGGTTCTTCCCACCAGAGAGTGTTCCCACCAAGAAGAAGGAAGAGCACGTCAAACAGATAGTGGATATTCTGAGCGAACAAGGCTGGGTGGATTGGGACAGAGATATCACCACTACACAGGTCTCCAGCATAGTAATGGGGAGCAACGGCCATAGTGGATATAAACATGCTAATTGTCTGACGCTCATGCAAGAGGGACTATGCGTGGGCAAGTGTGAGTTCTACGATGGAACCGCAGAGGTGATTGCTTGAACAGATGTGTCAAGTGCAACACGAAACTAGGGTCTAGGAATGGAAATAGGAACAAAAAGAGTTTCACTAAACTATGTGTCAATTGCTACAAGAATCCAAGTCACCAGAGTAGATGCACGTACACTAAGAGAAACGGAAGCAGATGTAAGTTGAGAAAGAGTCACAAATCAGACAAATACTGCGGCATACACATAAAGATGGAGAGAAAACACAATGGCTGATTTAGTGATAGATAGCAATGAGAGAGGGGCTCTGCATGACTCTGTAATAAGAAAGGCAGAGAGACAAGGGCTACGTGTAGAGAAGAAGGTCTTGGTCGTAGGTGACTACCTCTTAGGCAATGCGTGTGTCGAGGCTAAGTCAATCAGCGACTTGTTCCAATCAAGTCACAGTGGTCACCTCTGGAGACAACTCGACAATATGGATGCTAACTATGAGCGATTCTTCCTACTAATACACGGTGGGATTGACAAGTACATAGCCATGAGCAAGAAGAATGGTAAGGCACTCACATACACAAGAGTGCAGAATGAACTCATAGGCACGATAGCGAGGATAATGTCTGACTTCGATTGTCAGGTTTTCTTCACACCCAATCTAAGTGAGGCAGCATTGTTCATAGTCAAACTACACAACAAGTTGCACAAACCAGCATCAGCACACGGAGCGAGAGCAATCAGGAGAGTAAGCACTAACGACGTAAGGAAAGACATGCTACTCACCATACCCGGTATCGGGGCACAGATGGCTGACAAATTATTGAAGGAATGTGGTTCAATAGAGGAAATGTGCTTCCCTGAATCCCTCAAGACAGTGAAGGGACTAGGTGCAAAGACGAGAGAGAAAGTAATCCAAGTTTTGACAAGCGAGGACCCGGTCCACATCGAAGCAAACAGGCTAAAACGTATAGATTAAAGATTAGAATAATAGGAATTATAATATAGTGACCAGCAATCAGGTCAGTATATGAAGAGAGTAGAACAGTACGCTATAGTGAAGAAGAACCCGATATTCAGAGGATACCTAGAACACTTCGGTAATACATCGATAGACAACGACATACCCGGTATGTTGTCCTTTTTCTTTATTCAAGGGCAACTCGCGGTACCCTACATCAGGATACCTTGGGGTGCCTCTCACTTAGACCCTAGAGTGCATACCTTCTGGATTCAATCAAGCAGGACTGGTAAGTCAATCGCTTGGGAGTTTATCGGAGACATACTCAAGGATATCGATATCCCGACCGACCTCTATACGACAGGCACCGATGCAGGTCTGATAGGTGGGTTCGAGGAATTGAAAGATGGTGATGGTAATATAGAGACCATCGAGAAAGAGGGATTCCTAAACGGGCGTAAGGCACTGAACTTCGACGAGGGTTCAATTATCCTCAATCCGAACAAGCACAGTCAGGAGACTGTTCTGTACCTACAGTCAGCCTGCAACCCTGTAGGTAGCAATAACAACATACTCGTCAAGCACACTAAAGCGGGCAGGATAGAGACTGAATCGCTGGTGTCACTGTGGATTACCACTTACCCACCATCAGGTGTCAAGGAGTACGTTCTCACCAAGGGTATATTCCAGAGAGTATTGCTATATTGGTCCAACTGGGGTATGGATAGGAGAATGAACGTCAGCATGAGAAGGGCTGACTCTGCTTTCAAGAAGACTCCTAAGATGAAGGTGAGTTATGAGGACATAACCGGTTATTTCAGGGAACTAGAGCGGAAAATGAGGAACAAGGTGCTAGAGGTCACAGAGACGAAGTTCGTCGAATGGGACAACATGTCAAGAGATGAGCAGGAAGAACTGCTACAAGAGTCAATGACCGATGTGTTAAGCGCGGATGAGTCATTCTATCCTGCCATGTACACAGCAATAGAGGACTACTATGCCTTGCTTACTGGTCTAGGACCGGGTATAGGTGATGTCGTTGCCTCGTTCATACCAGCGATGGAGAATTACACTGTGATTCTATCAACACACATAGCACTAATGGAAGACACATGGGTCGTCAATGACGAACATGTAGATATGGCCAAGGAGATTCTGTATGATTTGTTCAACAACCTCATAGAATGGTTAGAGGGAGAAGTTGAGATAGGTGCCAAGATAGCAGAGAAGGCTAACCAGAAGGCTAGGTGGCTCGCTGCTCATGATGCTTCCAACCCATTTGATTTGGGTGGCAGAGGTGACAACTGGAGAAAGCGTTCCGACGTTATGGCCGCGTACATGAATCAGAATCAAGTCACAAGAGGCACTGCATACAACCACTTCAACAAGTGGGCTAACAACATGTTCGACCAAGGTAAGGATGGTAAGGTAGTATTCCTCAGGCTAAGGGATGACGCATGATAGAAGAAAACGAAGGCACATTCGACACATGCTCCGTATGTGGTAGTGATACTGATTTCGATGGTAGAGGTGGTATTGCTGGATATTGGGGTATTATGCCGGTGGCCTTTTGCGAGTGGTGCCTCTCGTCCATGTTGGATATGGCGTCGCAACTACTGGGAGTTGAGGAAGAATGACTGAGATAATGGCATTGGATATAGAGACTAGCAACTACTCATGGGAGATAGGTGGATGGGAGAACAAGGCTCTCTTTGACCCTACAGTGGTAGCAACATGGGATGGTGATAACGCAACTGTTTTCTCCAAGCAGGAGATAGAGATAGACGGGCTAGAAGTACTACCACTGCATCCTAGGGTACTGGGTGACCACATCACTGATTTCGTAGAGAAGGGTGGTAAGATACTAGGACATAATATCCTAGGTTTTGACTTCCCTGTCTTGAGAGAATCCCTCGATTGCTGGGCTGTAGGAGACGTCATGCAGAAGACTGAGACCGTCTTTGATACAAAGACCATGTTCCAAAAAGCAGCATTACCATACGGTCTGTTGGAGTTGTCACTGAACACTCTATCCAAACACAATCTCAATCAAAGCAAGTTGATGGAAAGCATAGAAGCACCAGAGGCTTGGGCACAAGGTAGGTTCGAAGACGTAATCAAGTATTGCGTAAGCGATGCACAATTGACCTACGACCTCTACATGCATGGTAGAGACAATGGCATCATCAAATCACGCTCCTTGGAAACCGGGGAGATAGTAGAAGTAGAAGTAGAGTGGTAATATGACAGAGAACGAAAACGAAAACGCATTGAGAACGAACATAAACGCGGTGAAGACAATAGTCCACACCGTGAAGAGCACCCTTGGTCCTAACGGTAGGGACAAGATGATGGTAGACGGTGGTGGCAACGCCATAGTGACTAACGACGGTGCGACGATATTGAGAGAATTGGACGTGGCACATCCGGCTGCTAAGATGATAATAGAGTGTGCTCACACACAGGAGAGTCTCTGCTATGACGGCACTACGTCCACTGTGATACTAGCGGGTCAACTACTGACCAATAGTGAGAACCTGATGAATCGTGGACTTCACCCCAATCTAGTCTGCAAGGGGTACAACGAGGCTGCTCACATGGCAACGGATTACCTCAGAGACTCATTATCCAGAGATGCCTCGGATGAAACCTTGACGTCAGTAGCAAAGACAGCGATTACGGGTAAGACATTAGACTCTGCAACTGAGACAGTATCCCAACTTTGTGTGGAAGCAGTCAAGAAGGCAGGGGATGCAGAGAAAGTGAGAGTTCTCAGTCTGCCGGGTGGCTCACTCAGAGACTCGTATCTCTTTAACGGTGCCATAGTTAACAAGGACTACGTCATAGAGCACGAAGTAGACATGGAGTGTGACATGCTATTGGTCAACATGGGACTAGAGCCAGAGAAGACAGAGCAGAATGTACAGGTTCAATTGGACATGAAAGGCTACAACGCATTCAAATCCTCAGATAGGGAGAACATGTTGGAGCAAGCCAAGAATCTCACCAAGCACTTGCCTAAGGGTGGTGTGGTGTTTGTCAGGGATGGTGCCTCTGACCATGTCTGTGCTTATCTCAAGAAGCACAATATCGCAGTTGTGAGAAGACTACCAGAAAGTACCATGAAGGCTTTATCTTCGACGCTGGGACTATCCATAGCACAGATGCCTTCTGATGTGGAGTGTGCCGCCAAAGGCAAGATACACAAACAAAGACATTACGATGTTGATTACATATTCGTAGAAGGCATGGTCGACTCTGACCAATCCACACTGGTGCTTCGTGGTGCAACAACGACGACCTTGGATGAGATAGAGCGCGGCTTTGACGACGCACTAGGAGTCGTCTCTCTCGTGATGAATGGCGACGGTGTCGTTGCTGGTGGTGGTAGCACCTATGCATCAATGGCTTCGTATCTACGCTCACAAGCAGCAACCGTAGAGGGAAGGGCACAAATGGCGATAGAGGCGTTTGCTGAGGCCTTGGAGATTATTCCTGCTACAATAGCAGAGAACGGCGGCCAAGACCCATTGGATTGCATACTGAGTCTAAGACACGCTATTCAGGATGGGTCGCTCGATATGGGTCCAGACTTGGAGAATGAGGGTATAGTATCGATGAACAAACTAGGTGTCGTGGAGCCATGCTCTCTCGTAAGACAAGCCGTGCTAAGTGCCACTGAAGTCACCACCGCTATTCTCAAGATTGATGATGTAATCGCAAAGAGAGGAGCATAATGGGGCGATTGATGAAGCGGTTGGAAGTGAAGTGTAGAAACTGCAACCACGTACACGTACCAGACCGTCTGACAGCGAGGTATCACAGCGGCGATGCTAGTAAAATAAAGAACAGAATACAACTATGGCAATGTAAGAAGTGCGGTCACTTTTGGCAGGACTCGGTGTTCAAGAAAAAGAGAAACTTGTTGCTTAGAATGGTCAGCGGAAGAGAAAGTTGAATAACTAAGCGGTGTGCTTTCTACACCGTGGTATTGTTCCGATGGTTGGCTCGCAAGTTAATGTCAATTATGGGACATGTGTATGTGTGGTTGGACAGACGTGTTCAATATACTGATGATGAGGTAAGAGAAGTACTTGGAGTAGCGATAGACGAAGACTTGCAAACATCCTCTAGGTATGAGTTGTGTCGTCTCATCGAAGCCGAGTTCAAAGTGCCGAAGGATGCGTTCTGGCGCTTACACAGCACACAGAAGATACGGTTCGCAGCACAGCAGATTCGTGAAATGAAGAAGCCTAGTAAGTTCGAAATGGGGTATTGAGATGGAAGGAGAGAGGCCAGTGTCAACTTGTGCAATGTTCATCAGGTGCTTGAACGAGATATTCGAGGATGTAGACATCGAGGCATGAGTTATGGGTGGAGAAATTCTATCGTTTTACATGGTATTATTTACAGTGTGGTTAGGTACGAGGTGATTGAACTTTGATGTTAGTAGACCAGAGAATCATAGATGATGTAATCAACGTCGAAATAAACGTAGCCCCTTTACTACCTCTGGCGATAGTGACTCTGTTCTGCGTTGCGTATCTTTCGAGAAACCTGCTTTCTTGGAGTAGATTCAGACCTTGATTACGGGAACATGACACCCCTAGGGTGCTTGTCATCGAACCAACTGGGTTGCGAGGGCTGGTGCTTCGCATACGAGTTAGGAGGCACGTCGCCGTATATCCCCTGTAGGGTAGCGGGCCAATCTAGTAGGGCTTGTCTGTAAACAGTCAGTTCGGTCTTCTGCTCCTCGCTCAAATCTGCCCATAGAAGGGGCTTGGACTGGAAGAAGTCAACATATACCTCCAGCATCCAATCCCTAGTGCTTCTGACTTTGGCCATGGCCTCATCCATCGTTATCGTTATCCCCTCTCCGTGTTCTCCTATTGCCATCTATCCACCTCAATCCACTGTAAAGTAAGCAGTCATTCTCGCAGGGCCGACCTGTGTGTTAGTATATCCTGCCAGCCCAGTTGCCCTCAAGTTGAATGTATCACCTGCTGCGTATGACAATCCGTCGCCACTCAGTGACGAGAATGATTTCACGAAGGCATTACCACCAGTGCCACTAGCATTGTACGTCATCGTCGTGGTGGATGCAGACCTGTTCTTGAACACAGTCAGAGTCTGATTGCTGCTGTTGGTCTCACTACCCTTGTTGCCGAAGGTGATATCTATTCTCGATAGGGTGCAACCTGTTGGTATGACTACACCGAAGTCGCTTCCTGAAGAGGACTTAGTGGTGTTCTGCGCTCCATTACCGTATGAAAAGGAGAAGCCGTTGGCATTACCAGCAGCAGCCTCGGAAGTGATGTAATCATCCGACTCCTCACCGACGATGACGAACGTGTTGGTCGCTTGACCACCCACTTTGAGCAACGAGATGTATGTCCCATCCTGTTGTACCTGTACCTGACTTGTTTGGTCTGCATCGTTCTTTTTCATCCTCACTGTCACTACATCGTTCGCTGATAGTTCCACTACCCCTGACCAATGGGCAACCATGTCGTCATCATACCCTGAACCCCTTGAGTAGGAAGTGCCTAATGTGTAGTTCAACGCACTACCGTTGACGTATACTAGGGAATGTCCAACGAACCTGTTTCCACCTGTGTTTTCGGTGTTGATGCTGTAGTCAATCAGATAAGTCCCATCCGATGTGACCGTTATCTCTCCGGGGTTGCTGCTTGTGCTATGCGTGAAGATTGAGTCCTTGTGAATCTCACTCAACCAAGTGATTGTCTGTGCTGTAGTTTGGTTCACGTTTATGAGAGTGGTTGCATCTCCTGTGCCTGTGTTCTGGATTGCCACGAACTTCTTCATATCAGTGCCGCTGCTACCACCACCGCCACCACTAACTGTTGCGAATGACAATGTGCCGCTACCATCCGTCTGCAACACTTGGTTAGCACTACCATCCGATGTCGGGAACTCGTATGCGTTGTTGAACTTGATACCCGCACCGTCTTGAATCTGAAGTAGTGTGTTGTTGTCGTTATCCCTGAAGTAGAAGTCATGTGCGT